CCATGGAAATGACTGGCGTGATCGAATTCGACACCTACGCGGTGAAAGAAATCGCTCGCCAGATGCTGCAACTGATGCCTCTGTACAACCCGGATGCTGTTACTGCTCCGGTCGGCTTCAGCCAGCGTACTTCCACGGTAGAGAACCTGAACTCCGGCGTCATCGAGCGCATGGTAGAACAGGCCACTCGCGTGGACCAGCCAGCTTACATGGGCTAAAGCAACACAGTACCCCCTACCCCTGGGCTCAAGGCCCAGGGGTAGGGGTTTATGCCGCTCAACGATAAAACGGTTTATGGTCTGAATTGTCATACGAGTAGATATGTCCGTTAATGCTAATCAATGCATCGTTCTTGTGATTGACGATTTCATTGAAGACTAACATATCCTTGGAATGCGAAACATTCCGTAGGGATGCAACGTAGGAACGAATGTACTCACACATTTCCAACACGGTGTAATCAATCGGAAAACGACACTCCCAACCAAACACCCCTTGAGATACTTGTGGAGTGTTGACGTTCATGTCCCGCAATAGATCCACCTTACCGGCATATATCCCCAGCCGATAATGGAAGTACAACCCCATCGTGCTACGCATGAGGGTATACTCCAGTTGTCGCATTTCCATTACCCTAGCTTTCATCAAGATAACAGCAACTACCCAAATAAATGCGGCAGCTGCATCCATCAGAAGCTCGCCCATCAAAATCACCTGCTGAAGATGCGTTGATAGTTCTGGTTAATGATCGAATTGATAACGATCTTATTAGCCGCCTGACGTTTGAAGCTCAGGATGTATTCACCGAACGCCTCTCTGGTAACGCTGGTAAGACCATTCCAAGCTTCGCCCTCGTGTCCGTAGAGTTGATCGAAGCCTCTCGACAATTCATTCAACCAGTCGTCAATGGCATTTTCACCAACAACGTCTAATGGCGGACACTTGTTCTCCTTAACAAAGTTAACCACGGCAGTGTCGATATCAGAGAACCGCACATTGGTTAACAGGCGCACTTCATCCGTCAGTGTGACGAAATGACTGTCTACACCGACCCGGAAAGGTTTGGTGTAACGGCAACAGTTGCATATGATCTGAATTTCTTCATCATCGAAGTACTTAGGTGCTACAGTGTTGATGAAGGTCATGGCAAACGCGCTAGACGCTTCCCGATGCCCAGCACCGTTGAAGGTACGGCCTGTTTCCATCAACATAGTAATAGCATATAACAAAGCCTCGTACTCAGGCTTAAGGTCTTGTGCTTGTGCCACCTCCTTGGCTGTCAACAATGCACGTTGTAACCAGACGTCATCGAAACCTGGTGGGTTGTTCCGCATATGGTTAAAAATACCCACGATAAAATCCAAAGGTAGCCTGGATTCACATACTTCAAGGATTCCTTTAAACGTCGTTTGGGTCTTGTGATCCTGTACGGTAAACTTGATTGACATATTGTTTCCTCCTCAAAAAATACAAAAAAAAAATAAATAGAGCGTACTACCTACCCCACTGGGGTAGGTAGTACAAGCTCAGTTAGAGCGGGAGACCATTGAACATGGCAATTTCATGCCATGGCTCTGGGCCGAAGATGAAACCTGGAACGGTGAAGTAGATGTTGCGATCACGAATGTCGTGCTCGTAGGAGTCCCAGTCAATAATCGCGCGGATTTGCGTGTTGTCTGGTTGCCCCATCTGCTTGCGCACTCGGATGATCAGTTCTTTGCGGAAGATGTCCCGGTGGGTCTGGTCGCTGAAATCGAACGAGTAACCTTCGGTTTCTTTGTCCAGCCACTCAACCCAGTCCTTGTTCACCAACCACACCCCCAGCTCTTTGACTTTCTGCTTGTCGTCAGCAGCCCAGAACTTCGGCTCAACGGCTTTGGTGGTTACATTCACCACATCGACCAGGTCGCTGAGGGAATTGGTATTGCCATCCAGTTTGCCCAGCAGTTCCAGCACCCACTGACGCACCCGGGCCATGTCGGAACCTTCACCGGTAGTGACCCGTGCAAACAGATCGCTGATCCAGCGTTGAGTGACCCGGATCAGATCAGTTCGGTCTTGACCGATGTGGTAGTCGGTGAAGAAGGCACGGTCGATTTCACGGAGCAGGTCGCTCACCATGACAGCGCTGTCGGCACGTGCATTGCGCAGGTGCTCTGGCATGTTGTACGGTGTCGGGGTGCTGACACTGTACGAGCTTTTGCTTTCGCCATATTCCAGGCGCTGGAGCAGGTTGCCCTGCTTGGTACAGATGTAACGTACTGCCACGCCGTCGGCAGAGATCGCGTGGTGTACGACCTGGTTGTTGGGGAAACTGATCTCGTGGGCGATGTAACGGTCACCCTGGACCAAGTCTGGCGGGGTAGTGTTGTAGCCCTTGGTCTCTTCCGAGAGGTTGACACCGGCCTGGTTCTTGGCCGCTTTGAGTTCCTCGATTTCTTCCAGCATCGATCGGCCGTTATCAGCGAGCTTATCGATTACCGCGAGGAGTTCGTGGATCACGTCGGTGGCGTCTTTCACAGCTTTGGCGGATTTCGCGCCGCCTGGAATGCTCTTGCGGGTAGCCAGTGGTACCAGAATTCCCAGCAGCTCATTGATAGCACCGCGGTTTACGGTGTCGTTCTTGACGTACTTACTCATTTGCTGCGCCCTCTTGTTAAAAATAAAAATACAAGCTTGGCCCTGCTGTAATAGCCAGGGCCGTGAAAACTTACTCGTCGTCAACCGCGGTCATGTTCTCTGCTACATAATCAGGCAGGTGGACGACCGTGTTCTTTTCGCAGGAGTCGAGGGTAACAGTCTTGTCACCCACTTCTTGCTTGAAGGTCACCAAGATGTCGGTACCACGATCGGTAACGGCGATGGTGTTGTAGTACTGGCTGACCATGTAGTAAAACTCACGATCAGCCACGCCTTCCGACGCACTGTACATGTAGCTGGTACCCATGTTGTTGGTGAGCACCGTGGTCGAGTAGTCCGGACCGTAGTTGATGGTCAGGGTTTCTTTGGTGCGGTCGAACTCCACCTTGAAGTCTTTGCCTTCGTTGGTGGCACACTGGATAACGGTTTCAGCCATGGCTACTTGAGCCAGAGCAACACTCAGTGCGACGACCAGCAGTTTAATCAGTTTCATTGTCTTGCTCCTTATTCGTTAACAGCTTTACGGTGATGGGACGAACCACGACGGTTCATGGACAGGTTCATTTTGTCCAGGTAAGTACCGATGTTTTCCCGTGGGTCGAAGTCGGTGATTACCAGGCTGAACTGAGCGATACTGAGGAAGCTACCACCCAGCAGGTTTTGCAGGAGGTCATTCGAGTTGTATACCAACTTGAACGCCTTGTTTTGGTCTGCGGAATAACGTTCGAATACCACCACGGTATCCAGTGGAGTACCCACCATGATAACGCGACGACCAGAATCAGGGCACACACTCTTGACGACCTCACCGATCTTCAGATCAGCTTGGACAGCGTTGGAGAGGTAACCTTGTTCATCCCTCCAACCGATATCGAATTGGACGGATGCTTTAATGTTCTGGTAGGCATTGTCGAAACGTTTCTTCATTTCTACAGATTGGTCTACGAGTACCATTAGAAGCTCCTTTGCACTAAGGCATGAAAGTTTTTGATTGACCTTATCTACCCAAGTAATATAGGCCTGAAGCGTTCTAAAAGTTAAATATAAAACATAGCCCAGCCTACCCCGGAGGGTAGGCTGGTGGCTATTAACGAAGGCAAGGTGGGATCTTGATACTGGCACAGAACTCAGGACGACGGATCCGACTGTTCTGGATACTCATCAGCGTAGGCAGGATCTGGGCAAACATCTGCTCAGAGTCTTGTTCTGCATCTACACCGAAGTAACCGTCTGGATTACTCTTTACAACGCCGTCGTAGTAGTCTTGGATACGCATTTGTCGTTCCAAGTCCCAACGATCGAATTGGTCGGTGGCTTTCTCTTCACCCGTGACCCGTGACATGAAGATCTCAGGGTCACCTTGCATCATCAAGGTCAGATCAGGCATCAACCCAATCGCATGATGATGGATCTGTTGTAAGGTGTGGAGATGAACCATTTCACCAATACCCTGGTAGCCCAAGGTAGTCATCATGTAACGGTCGCACACGACAACCTTGCCTGCGGCGAGTGCAGGTTTGATAACCTTGTTGACATGCTCGATGCGCGCTACGTTGAACAACATAGCTTTGGCCAAAGGTGTCATTTCTTCACACCCCGGCAACCCTTCACGACAGAGTTTGCGCAAGTAGTTCGCCGTGTCACAACCACCCGGTTCAAACGTGAGGATATTGGGTACTTGTGCGTCAGTGAACCACTGCGCAATCTTTTTACTTAACGTGGACTTACCAGACCCGCCAAGACCTTCAACAGCCAGGAAAAAACCACTCATGTGCTAACCCTTACTTCTTGTTCGGAACGTTGAGGTCCATACCGTAGTTGAACTCCACGGGAGGATTCAACGGCTTTACAATACCTTGCGATTTGGAATCCGCAGGCGGACGGTCAGCCGGAGTAGTCGGCATTACTTTCCCCAAGGATTTAAGCAACTCGGGGTTGACAGTAGTAGTGTCTTGTTGGGACATGGGAAAACCCTCTAGTTATGCCTCGAAAGATTTCTCGGCTGACATAGATTGGTTTTCTTCGTCCAAATTCAATTCGACCTTTTGAGCCGCCAGGATCCTGACAATGATCTTCTCACGAAGACGCATACGGAAACTACCGATGTTACTGTGACTGATAACGCGGGTATCCTTATCGAACGGATAGGTGCCCAGTATAACACCCTGGGCAGTGGAAGGCAGATTCAGGTCCAACCAGGAAGCCATACCGCACAATGCACGGCACCACAGGTCTACGTCGCTCTCGTAGTTGTCTGGCGTGTTGTACGAGTCCTTGATCGGAATACCAGCCTTCTTGTATTCCTTCACCTTCAGATCGAACGGCACGTGCCCCCACACGTGGTCGTCGATATTGCTACCTCTACCATTCGGTACTACGTGTGTTGCCAATTCAGGATCCAGCTTGAGCCAGATCTGATGTTTACGCATTTCCCACAGCGGCGCACGGAATGGCTTGGCAATGGTGTTGGAGTTACTCAGCCGCCCCAAGACAGTGTTAAGGTTCAACAGCTCTTTATAAGCGGCTTCACTGTGGTCGTACTCGTTGTGGGAGAACTCAGACGAGTCTTCACGCAACCAACCGAGCCAGGTAGTAGGGTAGTCATCACCCGACATTGTCCCGGTGAGCATGTCCATCATGCCCAGCACCAACGCATACTGCTGAGTCACAGTCGTGTTGATAACCGAGTTCACTCGACTACCCATGGGTTGGTAAGGACACTCAGGGCGGTAGTAAACGTTGTTGATATTGCCTGGGTATCGGTTCTTATCCCGACCAGAGTCCTGGAAGTAAGCGATAGTTTGCTGCAAGCTACGCAACTCACCCAGGTTGCTGAAACGGTTACCAGAAAGGTTGATCCAGCAGACGTTGACGGATGCACCCATTTCCATGGCTTTCTGAATCATGTAAGCCGATTCGATACCACCACTGCAAGCAATGTTGATTGTAGGCATAACTGTCCTTAGAAGTTGTTGGTAGTTTGTTCAGAGAGACGACGGGCTTGTTCCCAGATGGTATTACCTTCGAGCAAAGCATTTTCTTTGATCAGCAAGGCGGACCATGGTTCAAACGGGATATTTATTAAGTGTTGAATGCGTTCTTCCATACCGTGGCGGTCATTAGCGAAGATGACATTACCTGCTGTCTTGGTGTTATCATCAAGTACCTCCTGGAGTAAGCACAAGCCCGTCAGACAATCGTTATCTAACCAGCCCATGAAGGTATAGTCAGGGTCCAAGAACTCCACCATGGAGGCGTCAGGGGCGTTTACGACGTACACACAACCCAGGTGAGGAGAACCTTTGTAAGTGGGCTTACGAACGCCATCACGAATGAAGCCTATGACTTGGGTCTCCTCGAGGATAGTGGGTGCATACCGTTCCAAATATGGAATACCTCCGTGGATACAAGGAGTCGCTACGTTAACGATGCTACTGTAATTAGTGGCGATTGCTCTGGACAACGTAGCCTGAAGATCAATCTGAGGAACTCGACAACCCAGGGTTAGCATTAAACCATTACTGTTGTCTGGCTCAGCCAGGAAGTAGCCCTGCACGTCATTCATTGTGACAAAGCCACTGATACCGATAGAGAGCACAAAGTGCTCCTTACCTTCACCATCAACTTTACGCTGTTTGTAAATAGCGTACTCGACTCGAGGTTGAGAGAATCTACCAAATGCCCTTTCATCGAGCATGTCACCAATGGGCGGCAGTCCACGTGTGGTGATGCCGTAGGTAACGAAAGGAGCGATGATTTCATTGTTATTGATGAAAGACCGTTGGCCAGACATCACACCTGGTTCGAGTACACGGAAAGTACCATGCATGGCATCTTGGTAACCGAAGTGCTCTTCTTTGAACACTTCCATGAAAATGCCTTTATGTAGGCCGTAGATCATTTCATTGTCGAACATTTCACGATCAACAAAAGACATAGAGCACCTCAGTTAACTTTCTTCTGGATATGGAGAGACCAGGTGTAATCTGGAATCATGATGCGGATATCTTCGGTAACCTCGTGTGTTACCAAAGCATCCTTAACGTGGGACTTACCCAATTGCAAACAAACCTGATACAGGCCGCAACGAATGATGTCATAAACGCCATTCGTTTGGAAATAGGGTTTGATCTCTTCGATCAATTGTTGGGGAGGCGGTACATCCCCTGGGTACTGTCCGACAGTCTCCATCCCTCGAAGACGTTCCAGTACTTTAGACCAGAACTCGTCTTCAGGAGTGGTAATACGCATCAAGTCACTGATGAGTAGGTTTTGCATCCGACTCTTGGCTTTCGGCATTGGACACCTCTGCTAAGGACAATAAAAGCCCCCACACCGGTTTAGGCATGAGTAGCCTGTTCCCAGAAATGCAATCATTCGTGTGCATTTCATAACTGCCTTCAGATCGATACAGTAACAACTGAACCACATGCGTGCGGTCCCTCAAGCCACCGTAAAGACCATTATGACTGAAGTACCGCCTCAAGGTCTCTACAAACAGTTGAGGGTCTTCCAAGGGGATCTTAACTTTGTTCTGGCTTCTTGCTCGAGCAACCGCTTGCTCTACATTGTGCCAGAAAAGACTAACGGGATGACCGGCGTCTTCAACTGCTTGGAAAGAAGACGACAAGTTTAGAAGGCTATTGCCGTCTTGTACAACTACTTCAATACGACCGGGTAGTTCAGCCATGCTTACTCCAAAAATCAAAATGCAGCATAAAGAGTACAGCTAGGATATCCTAGCTGTACTCAATTTGTACCGGCTGATTAGCCGAAGAGCTTGGTTGCCAGATCCACGTTGGTCTGACGTTGGTCGTCCAGCCAGATGGCGAGGTCTTCACCCTGGGCGTAGTCGACTGCGGTGGTACCGACACCGAAGATCCAGTCTTCGCCAACCTGCTGCTTGAGGTGATGTTGAGAGTTGACGGAGACACCGCCGAATTCCCAGGTGCCGTCGACAGTGGTCAGCTTGTCGTTGGATTCGTATTCACGGCGAGCGATCTGGGCGGTAGCGGCTTCTACCTGACCAGACATGTTGTTGATGAACTCGACGTGGTTTTTCAGCGATTCTTCGGTGATGCCTTCAGGTACATCGGTCTTGGTGGCATCGTAGGTGACGTGATTGGTAGCCTTGTGATACTTGGCATGCTCTACCAAGTTCTCTACGCCTTTCTGTTGGGCTTCGGCGTACTCTTTATTCAGGGACATAGCTTTCTCACTTCATTCAGGGTTTAAAGTTAAAGGACCAAATAAAGGAAGTGTGCGCACTTCCCCTCAGGCATTTGCCTGCTTGGTCCTCTTAGTGATATAGGTTTGAAAAATTATTGCACCAGAAGGTCGAAACGATCCATCAGGTGCATGGCGCCTTCTTCAGGTTCTTCCGAGTAGTGCTTGATGGCCTTGAGGATTTCAGCCTCGAAATACTCCGGGGTGAAGCCGTTCTCGGTGAACTTGGTTTCGAAGTAGTGGTGGTAGTGACCGTACTTGGAATCCAGTTCCTTACGACCGCTGGCCAGTTCGAAACGGTTGGCCAGGTACATCATGGCGGTGTAGGTCAGTACCCGCATGTCTTCGGTCAGGGCCGCTTCGACGATCAGGTCATCGAAACCGATCAGACGGGTCGTCACCGGACGGAACAGCTTGAGGTGGTCGGTGAAAGTCTGCGCCGCCAGGCGGTTGGTGATGGTGACGTTGGTGAAGTTCTCGGACGCGATGGTGTCTTTGGTCCAGGCGGTAGCACGGGTACCAGCAGATACCAGGTAGTGCTTGACCACCTTCGACACGTAAGCCTGAATGGCTTCGGACTTGGAGTGACCCACAGCCACGTCTTTGATCAGGTGCTCTCCGGTGTTACCGTTGACCGAACGGTCCCATTCCAGCGCCGAGGTTTCCAGCAGGCCTTTCAGTACAGCACGGCTGCCGACAAAGTCACGCAGGGCGGTAACGAAAGCGATGTGGTCGAGCATGGCGAAGCGCAGATGCTGTTTGCCATCGTCGAGGGCTTCCACACCCGCAAATTTGTTCAGGATGTTGCTAGCGCTCACGGTAAATCTCCTTGGTCAAGAAAGTCAACCCTCTACGGGTATACAATAATTAGGTAGCACAAAAATATAAACCTCTAGGGCTAAGGGTTGCCCCCTAGCCCTATTGGTCAGAATGCCGCCAGCGAGTTCGACATCTTCAGCTTCACCGGAGTACGGTGGTTGTAGCTCTTCTTTAGTTGGTCCAGCATGCTGGTGATCTGGTTGTGGCTTTCGGTACCAGCGTACTGGGTCATGAAAGCGTCTTTCTGCAGTTCACGTTCGCAGACATACAGGACTTCATCGAAGCTTGCAGTCATTTCAGCTGGCGCAGCGTTCATCTGGTTAGCCATGAAGCTTTCCAGACCATCGGTGCGGAACTTGCACGCATGCAACATACCCGGCTCGATCACGAGGTCGTAGGTGGAGAAGTAATCCACTTCCCGTACCCGGTCACCCATTTTCTGCGGTTTGGTCACAGTGCGCATCGAGAACGCCGTGTTGTTGTCCGGGTCAGTCAGGGAATCTTCCATGATCTGCTTGTGGACACCGAACGGACGTACCTCGATCTTGTTGTATACCGGATCGTGTTCACCACCGGTCATGATCCAATGGATCTTCCGGATCTTACCGCACACGTTCGGTTCCAGGACCGTACGCAGGCGATGGATCCACTGGAAGATGTCGGTGATCGGCGTTTGCACGATACGACCTTGCACCCACTCGTAGTAGTACTGAGGAGGGTGACCCAGTTCGCACTGGACCTGACCTTCCGCTACCCGACGGTTGAGGTCGGATTCAGGACGCATACATTCACGCAGGTAATCGTTGAAGCGATATTTGATACCACCCCGGTTTTCGATGTTGAAGCCACCGGCGTTGATCAGGTAGTAATGACCACCTGGTTCCATGGGATGGAGGATCCCTTTCTTGCCGGTACCTTCAAGAACAGTGCTCCCGAAGGTAATGATCTTGCTCATTGTGGGATACCCCTCATGATCCTTTCGTAGTCGGTGACTTTGGTGTCTGGGTTAACCATGGCACCCAAAGTGTTGTCTTGCAAGTAGCCACCCGTGATCTTCGCGAAGGTACCGTCAATCAACATGCTGCCGTTGTTCAGACCCACAATGACTGGAGGCCTGCCTTCTTTAGCTGCTTGACTGTAACGATACGCTTGGTCCAGGTTGTCAGGATCCCGGAACATGAGAGACGTTAATACACGAGGCACCTGGAAGCTACTACCGACTGTTTCACCGCATTCAGCCTTGGCGTTGTCAAAGAGAGAACGCACATCACGATGATCCATGTACCAAGGGATCTTGGCGTAGTAGTAGAACTCCATGGTGAAAGCATAAGGCTTGTTCGGATCCATGATGTAATTCAAACTCTGGATTACCGTGTCGCCTTTGCTAAACTCCAAGACAAGATACTGATTTCCTTGGATATTTGTTTCCCGGATGCTCAGAGGCACCAAGACTGCGTCTGACAAAGCAATCAGAGGAGAGTAGACACCCTCCTTAGGGATCACCACACCCATAGCACATACAGACGACACGACGTCGCTTACCGACGCCATGCCGTTCTCTACGAAGCGTTTAGGGATATGGATTTCCAAATCTTTGTTGGCAATGACCGAGCCGTCTTCCAGTTCGGTCAAAGCCTTCGGAATCAGTGTCCTGGTCCGGTCACGCTTAAGTTGACCTACGTCCACGTTTAGGCAACGCAGCGGGCAACAATGAGGTTGATCAGCGACACGTGCAGACGCTCACGCATCTCGTTGACGTTGTCTTCCTCAGCGCGTTCGATGAAGGTGTCTTCCAGGATCTCAGCCGCCATGACACAGCCAAGAACACGCAGGAACGTCGGCACCAACTTCGAGCACATGATGATTTCTTCCAGGCTGGCATCTTGGTTGTCACCTTCAGCCACTACCTCGCCCAGATTGACATTGCTTTCTACAACCATGTAGAAGCAGCGCTCCAGTTCACCGATCAGTTTGGCACGCAGCCAGGTCGACAGCATTTCGGTGCTACCTTGACGCACTTGGGCAACACGGTTGTTGACAGCTTCGTTCGACGCCACGAAGCTTTGGATCGCTTCGAGTGCCTTGTTGATGAAGATGTCACGGGCATGCACCACACGCTTCTCGTGTACGTACGCGAAGTAGTGGTTGGCCGCCGCATCGAAAGCTTGAGGTTCTTGCAGAACGTCGGTGAACGAACGAGGGCCTTTGGTCACACGCTCCCACAGATAACCGACGGTGACTTCTGGCAGGGAGCAATCCACACCAGTAATCGCATCCATCGCCGACGAGGTGTAGTACACGGTGACTTCAGCCGCCAGGTAACGAGTATCCTTGTCGGTGTCGTCCTGACCGTCTACCAGGCTCGGCGCTTTGTTGATCACCAGCACCAGTTGCTGTGCGCGGTAGGTGTTGATGATCTGGCGCAGAGTAATGAGGTAACGGGTCATACCGTTCCACAGCATCGCCACGTACTCACGGTACTTGGCCAGGTCGCCTGCTTTCAGCCATGGGACTGGATCTTCCTTACCGTACATCTTGGTCAGGATGATGTAAGCTTTCAGCAGCAGTTCGGAGTTCAGTTCACGGACTTTGGTGAAGTCGTAGTGACCGTTCTCGTTGCGGTGGAAGAAGCGGTTGAGCGACTCGACGTCGAACAGGAACTCAGCAGCACGGGTAACGTTGTAGTCACGCTCACGCAGGATCTCTACCAGATCCGCATGGTTGGTGGCCACGTAATCCATGATCTGTTCTTCGCTGGCGTACTCGAAGGACAGGTCTTTGACCATGGACAGGTCCACGTTGGTGTACGTGAAACCTTTATCCTTGACTTCCGATGGGTAGATCGGGGAGTCGAAGAACGGATCGTCCAGGAAGACGAATTGCATGCCGACGTTACGGGTCGCCAGATCACGCAGGTGACGACGGCTGTACATCGACTCGGTGTGCTTGGCAATGGCTACTGCCAAAGGCTTACCGTAGTCGCTGATGTTTGCCATCGCCCCACGAATGACCTCGGCCAAGCGCTCGCTGGCTGCTTCCAGGTACGGAGTGTGGTTGGTCAGGTTGCTGGTGACGTCGACGAGTTCCTTACGGAAGTTTTCGGTGTAGATACCGTCGCCGTACGACTCATCGTTCAGACCGATGATGATCTCGCTGGGATTGATGGCCGGCTGAGCAGCTGCGATCAATTCACCAAGCGCAATACTGGATGGACGAATCATTACTTGGCTCCCGCTTTAGGGATGGAGGCCGCAACGATGGCCTTGCTGATCTTCTCGTCCTGAACAGCTTCAGGCAGAGGTGCGATGTAAACCAGACCCACCCGGGAGATGGTCCCTTTTACCAACTCGACGATGTTCGCCACCGTGATGGTATCGTCAATAACTTTTTTCATGGCCCAGCCTCGGTTAGTAGTTCTGGTTGAGAACGACACGGTTCTGTGGAAGCATGCCGTCGTAGTAAGTGGTGTACAGGCGCGTGTTGATTTCGCCTACGGTGATCTTGCCGTCTTTGTCGAAATCGAAACCTTTGTTCTGGGTATAACCCAGCTTCTGTTTTTCGATGTCGCGGTTGAAGATAACTTCGTCCGGCGTCTTACCCACAGCAGCGGGATAGAAGATGGTCAGATAGAAGTCTTCGAGACGGGTGTAGACCTTGCCACGCTTCATCCACATTTCGAAGTACTTGAAGACCCAGTCCAGCTGTTGTTCTGCGGTCAGGGTGATCAGGTAATCGACAGTGGTGCCCATGTCAGACGCCGCGTCCTTACCAAACTGGATCAGACCGAAGTAGTAAGCACCAGCACCGTTGCGGATGGTAGGACTGAACGTCCCACCGGTTTCGAAGTGCATACAGGCCATGAGCCAAGATGGAGCACGTTCGTCCATGTTGTGTTTCTTGCACCAGTCTTCGACTTTCTTGATGAAAGCCTTGGTGACCTTCTTGCTCCAACCGATGTCGAGGAACGGCACCTTGTTGTAAGCACGGTAGCTGGCTACCACCTTGCGGAAGGCATTCCAGGTACCAGGTCCCATCACACCGTCAACGTCCCCTTCATACAGCTTGAGGAGTTTCAGGTTGTTCTGGATACCTTTCAATGCACTGGTGTTGTCTTGTGAGGCGAGGATCACTGGCAAAGGCGACGTATGTGCGCGGCTGCCGTTAACCCGGTAGTTGTAGTCGTCGAGCAGAGAGGTCACACCAGAAGCGCTTCCCTTGCCCCATGCACCATCAATAGACCCGGAGTACAGGTTGCACTCTTTCGAGGCAACCTGAATGTCCCGGATTGCATTAAGCAACCGATAGTTCACTTATTTCTCTCCCCTGTAAACCTTAACGGCCAACTTAGAGAAGTTAGACGTCAATTCGTTCATGCCAATTTTGTCTCGAAGACTCAATACCATTCGGTTGAACATACCTTTAAAGCTGATCATCATGTCGACCTCACGACCGTCACGGGTAGTGAGTGGGAACTCCATGATAGTGCCGGCGGTACCTTTCATCTGGTTACCGACGACGTATTTGTCAGCTGTGGTACTTCCGTCCAGCGACTCGATGTAAATAGTGACGACGAGCATCCCTGGCGGGATAACAGGCTTGGCGACGTTCAGGTTGTTGTTGACAGCACCCGTTACCGGATCTTTACCTTCGGTCTCCATGGTCCGTTTACGCTCCTTGTCCGCCTTGGTGATCAGTTTCTTCACCGATTCAGACATGTCTTCCGCTGGAGCGTTGTACTTGACGTCTACTTTAATAACCTTGCCGTGATACTTAGAACGGATCTGCCGAATGCCCAGACGGTTAATGTCAGAAGCGACATGATTACCCTCCGAGAAGCCACCCATTACGTGGCTGTCTTCGATCTCGCATAAAATCGCGTCATAGTCGATTTCGTCACCCACTTTCACATGCATCAAGACACCTTGGTTCGCCTGCATGGAGAACCGAGCATCATTCAGATACGGTGTGATCGAAGTGCCAGCAATGCGTTGAGACACTGCAATGGAGTCTTCATAGGTGTCCTGGTTTTCCAGCAATGCAATACGAGCCATGTAACCGACTTTCAGCACTGCTTGACCTGGGTTGAATGGATCGCGAGCGAACCACTCTTCGTCGAAACCAATGACGTCACCCTTCTTGAACTTGTCACCCACCTTCAGGTCAGTAACTCGGGTGTGTCGGTGGTGTTCACCACTGGCTTCACCAATCACCAGACCCAATGGGTACTTGTCTACAGTTCCATCCGAATAGGTTACCGTGAGTTGGTCATTGCTGACTTCAGTCACTTTACCGTCTTCCCGCGCCACCTTACTGTACAGTTCGGAGGTACGGTGTGGAATGATCGAATCGTAACCAGTACGGGTGATGTTCCAGGTGTAGTTCTTGGCGGTGGCTGCCTGACTCCACTGGGTCGAAACGTAAACAGCCCGCTTCGTGTCATCCTTGGTAATAGAAGCTGCCAAGTTACCCGTGACCGACGACAGACTCGTCAGAGAAGGTTTTTCTTTGAGTGCAAGATTGCCACGGTAGTCTTCGAGGAGTGGGTCACTGGTGGTGTAGGTGACGTAACCTACCTTACCACTGTCCTTGTTCGCCTCAGAGATAACACCACGATAGGAATCCAGCTGTACACGCGCTCGTTGCACCATGGTGATTTCACTACGACCACCGGTACCACCAAACGTCACTTCTTCTTGGTCTTTCAACTGGTGAATCGGGTTAACCTCTTCGACCAAGTTGACCGAGGTGTCAGTAATGATTTTCATCACTACTGCGTCAGGGTTGAACTCAAGCTTGTGCTTGCGGTCATTACCCTTGTTCCGATACATCCGGACACTCTTACACCATTCCGCATAGATGTGACCCGCGAAACGCTCGTAGCCAACAATCCGCTGTTCCTCCAACTCCACCTCATGGCGGGTGTAATCGGTTTCCAGCATCTCCACTGCATCAAGCAGCAGGTAGTGGAAGGAATCTGCATGACCGAGCTTTTGCAACTCTACCTTGGTAATGGGGTCGATGAACAAATCGAACAAGTTCTTCATTTCACGGAAGTGCTTGGTCTTCACCTTAGGGTCAGCCATGAGTGGGCCCCAGACACCATTGTTGTTCAGATCACTCTTACTGAAGTTGCTGATGTTGTTCAGTTTGACCAGACCACCGAAGATCATGCTGGCAAACTTTTCACGACGGTTGAAGATCAGGTGCTCGTCGTTGAACGAGATCATGTACTCATCTTCGGTCAGCTTAGGACGGGTCCCATTAGGCACAGAACGAGTCGTTGCCTTGGTCACCGACAGAAGCTTGTCAATGCCGAAGTAGTAGCACAGCACCACACCAATCGGGAATGGATAGCCGCCGATGTTGATGGAGGCATACTCGATAGGTGCTTTAGTGGTGTTGATCCCCATCAGACCTTCAATGGTTCCTACCTCGACTCCACCGTTGTATACGTTGCCGTAACTGTCCATGGTCAGTGGGTTGCCGTTGTGCACACCTACCAGGAAGTCGTCCTTCTTCAAATGCTTCTTGAAGCTGGGGTTTTCTTCGAGGAGTTTATCGATCCGGAAATCGAAGGTGAACTCATCCACTTTAATCCATTGGAACTTGGTGGCGATCGCACTGTAGATCCGAGGAGCCTGGTAATTCTGGTTGAACTTACTACCCCGGTTGAATTCCAGAACGCCTTCCTGCCCGCGCAACAAGATCTGTTTAGCCAACCACAGACCCATGTCATCGACCACCTTCTGGCTACGGGTCACCATGAGGCGAATGTCGTAGTAGCTGCTCAGGGCAACCTTCCAGCGGTTAATCTTGCGGATAGGACGTTCACGGCGTTGCAACTGCATATGGCTCTTAACGCCATCCACCATGAAGGTACCGTCATCTTCTACCATGGGGTAGCGGATAACGTGCGTGGACTGCTCACCGTTGACCGGGTGGAACTGCACACTGAGAATACCGTAACGACCTTCTACACTGTTAACCACTTCGTGTTTGAAGTTGTTCAGTGCAATACCAGCGTTCTGGATACCCACCAACATGTGGACCATGTCTTTCAACATGAACTTCTTGGCGTAGCCTTGCTTCAGGACTTTCGCCCGGGACTGCAACATACTCTCATCAAGAATGGTAGTGAAGTTGGCTTCGATCTTCGCATCATTCTTGAGTTCTTTGAGTTCTTCCGGAGTAACCCGCATGAACTCTTCAAGGGTTTGTCCGTTGTCCATCTCAACGTGCTGATATTGGGTGCCTTTACGCATGAAGAATGCGTGCTCAGCAACACTGAGATTACCTTCGCGGGCGCGCTGATCCAAGGCCAACTGCACGCCAGCTGCTGGGGTAGAGAACGGGTCTTTTTTCGTGGAGACTTCCGCAGACGCTTGTTCTTGTTCGAGTAGCTTGTCGTCTACTTCGGAGTTCCACTCTTGATCAGTCGCAAGATCAGTTCCGATTCCCGAATCTCCTGCGGCTTCCTCCAATGGTTCCACAGATCCTTCAGGTTCGCTGAGAACATCAAGGAGAGGATTGCCAGTGCGAGGAGCTGCCACAGGGCGAGCCGAATCATCGATCGTTTCTTGTCTGTCCGATGGGGGTGTTGATCCTTCCCCTTCCGCAGTTCCCGCCGCTCCTTCAGCCAGAGCGGGATCCTTCGTCTCGGTTCCATTGTCGTCTTCCCTTTCCGGTTCGATAACACCACCGCGGGAAAGTGTCATCAAGGCTAAGTAGAAACGCTTAGTAGCGTTAAGTCGTTTCTGGTGGCCTAGACGGTGACTCTTACTATCCTTCTTGGCCACCTGACCTTCTGCGAGGTCTTTTTGCTCCTTGCTTTGTTTTTCCAGATAGCGCTTGTCGAATTCGTTATCCAACCACTCTTTGATGGTGGCGTAATGGATAACCAGACACCGGCTGTCGAATACAAAGACAACGTGTAACGCTTTCTGTGCCGCTTCAGTCAGTTTGTTGAACTGGCTGTACTCATAGTCACCAAACAGCATGGCCATGAGATCGATCAACCAGTACGAACCTTCTGCCTTGGTCAGACGCACAGTTTGGTTGCTAGGGACAGGTAATCCCTTTTCGGTATTGAACTTGGCGATGTAATGGTCGTAATCGACCAGCATCTCCGTCCAGCCCGGGAAATTGATGGGGAGATCAATCCGCATGAACTGATGACGATCCCCCCGAGCAGCCTCTTCGTTAATACCCTTCATCAAGGCATCGAAGTGGTTGTAGTAGCGTTCGAAGTTGACGAAGATACCAGGACGTTGATTCCACAGTTTGTCCAGCAAGCCGTAACTCTTCACAATGAGGTTACGTTCTTTCCGGTAAACGGTGTTGATGTCCTTGGTCCAGTTGTAGTTGTAATGCGAAGCCCGATAAGCCTGAATGGCTTTACGGATCTCGATTACCAACTTACGACCATTGCCCATGACTGGGTTGTAGTCGCTGACGAAGTCCAGGAAGATATCGCCCTGGAAGTTACTGATGAAAGCCTCAGAACGGCTAGGACCGATTTCCAAGGTGTTGTTTGGGAAGTAGTGGACCAATGACATCCGTGGCAAACTGATTTCACTGATCGGTAAGAAACGTGGATTCATCAGTTCTTGGCGCTTGCGCATTACAAACCAACGGAAGAACTGCGCGTATTGAGCCGCGAGCGCTTCGTCACCGGTCACTGCATCCAGTTTCGGATCAGTTCCAAAAATCATTTACGTTTCTCCATACCGCTCGTCGCGGCTTTCAAAACAAACAGAATAGGTTCGTTAACGGGGTCATACAAGAAGTTCCCGTTACCGCTGATATAGTACTCGCGTTTCCCGAAGAGGTCGATAACTTCAGCTTTAGAATCCTCGGCACATACCGAGTTACTGTTCAGCTGGTCACCGTCGTGGTCGGAGTCGAGTGCGGCTTCACGGGTCGGGTCTACCGACATCGCATCGAAGTAGTCGACTTTACCTGTCTTCTTTGGATAACGTGGCAAGACCTGAATGACTTCACCAGTCGTGTCGATCAAGTTACGCTTGGTCGAACCAATGGTGGTCAGCAGGTTAACCTTGGCTGGGAAGATCGAACCGATACCAATGATGGGGTAACGAGTCTGCTGGGTCATCTGCAAACGGATGGCTTCCTGGCAAGACAAGTAGAACAACTCCATGTAGGTGATCGGCGAAACCAGTTTACGGTCTTTACCTTCTGGCAGGTCGTTGATGTCGCTGAGGACACAGACTTCTTTACCATCGTCGTACACCAGAGCCAAGTAGTGACCGCTGATGATGATCGGCTTGTTACGCAGGTTGACGTTGGAGAAGCCGTTGAACAGCTTGCCCATACCGGTGGCGGTGGTCCACTTGTCTACCGTGGCTGGCTGCACTTCGACATACTCGTATTCGAGGGTCTTGGTGTTAACCAGCTTAGCGCTCTGACTACCTGGGGTGAAGATGGGCTCCAGGTACTTGGTGGTCATCGCATGGATACAAACGTACTGGTAGTTCAGCAGCGCCTGGTACAGACCCATGTCGACACTGTTAGGGCTGACCCCGTCGTCTTCGAACAGGTTGCTACGCGAGACCTTACGCGCAGTAATCACGTTACGGGTACCGCCCACTACAGCACGGGTCGACATACGGCGTTGGAGGATACCTCCCTTACCGCCTTGCAGACCAAAGATGTACTGGTCAATGTCGTTAAAAGAACTCTGCAAACCCCAACGTACCGAATCGTATAACGGGTTCTCGGTATCTTCCTTATTAGCCACGGAAATAACCCGGGTGCGGAAGATCAGTTTGCGGTAGTAATCGGTGATCTCCGGTTCACTGGGAGCCCCGTTCGGCAAGAACTGAATGTCTCGAATACCGGCTGGAGGGACCAACACCTTGGTCGTCAGGGCGATGTTGCGGAACATGTCAACCGCTTTCACCCGCTGCTTCCGTTTATAGGAATCGGTCGTGGTAACGACCAAATCATAGAAGTGCCGGACAAAGAAACTGAAGCCTGTCTGGCCATCAATGATGTTGGATTTTATGAAATCTTTGGACCCCTCGTCCCAAACCGCGTATTCCGTCCCTTTGAGAATACCCAGGTAGAGGGATTTTATTTGACCCAGTGCCTTCAGATACGAAGGGTTGAAAATGGGCAGCTTAACGTCAATGTAAGCTTCGGTTTTATCCCGTTCCTTGGATCCCATCTTTCCGAAGATCTCCAAGGAATACAGACCCTCGTCATTGAGGTTCTGGGTCATGCCCTCGAACGCATCCGTGGACGTAACCTCTTTGTAGATCCCAGGGACAATCGTCCTGGGATCTAGCATGGTTAAATTACTGGGTTTCATGTTCTGAATTCTCTTGGAGTTGGATATGAGTGATAGTTTTGAATTAGACAACGACTGGGGGGATGATCCGTTCGAAGGCGATATGGACTTCGATATGGACTTCGACAACCCCGGTGGTAATAAGGGGTTTTTCCGCAGCGCTGTAACAGGATTCTTAAACGGTATTGTCGATCGCACGGTAGGTAGCACTGACGCGCAGATCGACACCCTGAAACGTGTTTTGCCTAATACCTGGACTCCAGCCTTCCGTAACCTGCGGGAAATGAACGACCGCCGCAAGCAGGTAATGGAGGAAATGAAGAATAACAGCTACCAAGCTGTGCAAGATCTTCAGTACTTGGCTGAGCGTGCTGCAAAAGCTTCCGCAGGAAAGGTTCCTAATAAAATCTCCGAAGGCCTGTTAGGGTTCTCGCAACGCGACTTTTCCAGCTGGGAAGATCGCTCGGGGATGGGCGACGATGACACCGTTCGCATGGAGGATGTGCAGGAAGGAGACGTCCAAGCCATCCTGCAAAATGAAGACGCCAACTCGATGTTGGACCGTCAAACCATGGAGTCGGTCGGTGCCCGTACCATTCGTGCATTGAACGAAGTAGGTGGTCGGACTATTGGTGGGATGCACGCCATCACCCAAACCACCATGCGCACCAACCAGCTGCTGGAACATCTCCTCGATTACCAACGTCGTGTTAAACAACGCCACGACAACATGCAGCTTAACGTACTGGCCCGTCATTACCTGACCAGCGCCAAGTACTACAAGTTCATGGAAGCGTCTAACCACCGTATCGTTAGCGAACTGAAAGCTATCTCCAAAGCTACTCAGATGTCGGACTACGAGAAGACTTCCCACAGCGATGCTTTGAAGCGCTCTGTACGGGAAAGCGTGTTCAACACGGTGAAAAGCAAGTTCGGCGGTATCTCCGAGTTCCTCGAAGAGAAGCTCGGTCAAGATGCCCGCGAAAACGCTACCGGTGGTGCAGCAGATATCCTGAGCAACATCCGCATGGTCGCCGAGATGACCGAGGGCATGCCCCTTAACTTCGGTTCCATGGCGGGTAACGCTGCCGCAGGTATCTTCCTCAACAACTTGCCTAAGCTCATCCAAATGCGTAAAGGGCAAGAGTACCTGGCTAAGTTCAAGAAACAGTTCCCTAAACTGTCTAAGTGGGCGGAAGACGCTTACATTCGTTTAGAAGATCTGGGCAACGTTTCCAGTTACGTGACTGGCAACTACAAAGAACTGGCTAACACCCTGTCGAAGCACTATCAGGGTGGGTACATGTTCGAGGAGCATGACGACTACGACGATTACCTTGCTTCTGTTCCTAAAGGCAAGGACCCCGTCACCAAAGCGCAGTGGTACATCATGCGCACTGCCAAGCGCCAGATCAACAAAGGCGCCGGGGCTATCTTGGACAACGTTTGGCAACCAGACGGTACCAAGTACAGCCTAACCCAACGCACTCTGGCAGACGGCCACGAACGTCAGATCTGGACCCGTCGTAGCGACCGCACCCTCAACGAAGAGATTCCACGTTGGTTTGGTTTGCTACACCAGTCGTTGGAAAAGATCCGCACCGGTAATGACAACCTGCGTCCTCTGACGTATGACTATGTCCAGGCTAACTTCGTCACGGCTAAGCAGCGTGATGCGATCGCCCTGAACCGTGTACTGGACCGTAACCAGCTGCAGTCCCAAGCACAGATGGCCAACTCGATGGCTGACTCGCTTGATGAACAAGGCATGCTCAGCAAGAAGGCGAAACAAGCCCTGGCTTACCAGTTGGCACGCGACGCTGACCGCGATCTTGGCTTCAACCCCTACAACTACTTCAAGCTGGACGAAGAAGAGGGGATGGACAAGAAGACGGCTGAGGAAATCCGTAAGGTCATGCGTGGTACCTTTGGTATCGGCGACGATGACTTGAAAGCCTTCTTTGAAGGTAGCGAAGCGGATCGCCTGAAGAAAGCCACTTACATGCCGACCGAAGCGGGGCGTAAGAAACTGACCGGTATGGCGGACTCCGCTCGCCTGTTGGCTGACTTTGTACCAGACATCGCTGAGCGTCTCGACATCCTGAAAGGCAACGGTTACTACGAAGCCTTGAAGAAGTCTGGTGTAATTACCACGTCGGCTCACGGTACCGAAGAAGTCAACGACGAGCTGGTTTGGAAAATGCTTAAGGAGTTCATCAAGAACCCTGAGCGTAAGACGGCCATTGTCCCTGAAGACGATGCAATCGATCCAACCCGCCCGTACACTACGCAACGTACCACTACCATTAAAACTGGTCGTGGTAAGAAGGAGAAAGAAGAAACTATCCAGATCCCCTCTAACGTAATTAAGTTGGAAGGTCTGGATCAGCTCATGGGTAGCCTGGACGGTTTGAAGGATCTGAACAAGAGCCTCAGCCAAGCCAGCGAAGGTTTCAAATCCATCGGTACCTTGGGTGACAAGATCGACCTGACACCTGTTAGTAGTCGTATGGACCAGTTGATCACGCAAGTGACCAGCCTGGTGGCATTGAACACCACCAGCAGCGAAACCTTAACCAAGATCCATGAAGGCCTGCCTCGCCGTCGTCGTCCGCTCAGTGACACCGAGCAGAATGAGATTCAGCAAGGCAAACGCACCATCATGGACCGCATTAAACAGTTCTCCTTCAAGGACATGTTTAACAAAGGGGTGGAGAAACTCCTGGATAACGAACCACTGATCCTGGGTGGTTTGTTGGGTGGTCTCGCTGGGGTTGCATTCCACGACCCTAAAGCGGCTGCATTGATTGGTGGCGGTATGGCTGCGGCAGCTGTTTACAGCAAGATCCGCACCATGGCTAAAGCACGTACACCGGAAGACGATCAAGACCTTTATGAGGAAGGCTCGGAAGAACCTATCCTCGAGGCTAAGCGTTTGCAGGCGGGTCAGTACTACGACCTGGCTAAAAGTAAACTGATCAAGAGCTGGAAGGACATCTCCGGTTCTATCAAGATCGTTAGTACGGATGCTTACAACGGCACGATCATTGGCGCTCGTCGTTTGGCCAACAAGCTGTTTACTGCTGAGAACAAGGAAGTATTCCTCAGCGGCCTGAATAAGCTGCGTGAACTGCTGTTGAAAGGTTTCCGTTTCCTGGATCCAATGGGTCGGGCTAGTAAGCTCAAGAACGCTATATCCAAGCGCTTCTTCCAGATGGATGTGTATAAGGAAGGTGCCGACGCCCCTACCCTGTTGGGTAAGAGCTTTGATGGCGGCGCTTACTGGAAGAAAGACAAAGACGGTAAACCTGTTGTACTGAAAGGTTGGAACGAGATCGACGGCCCGGTCTATGACCGCGAAGGCAACGTACTCATCACCCAGGAAGAATACGACCGCGGTTTGGTCACTTCGATGGGCGTTAGTATTAACAAGATGGGTGCTTTGACTCGTAAGGCTTCTGCTTGGACCTGGGACATCGCTAAGAAGTTCGGGAACAAAGCAGCAGAGTATGCGGGTGTTGCCAAAGACAAAGCCATGGATACGTTCAAGGCGGACTATTCCCCTATCGTTAACTCGGTTGATCGCATCTACCACTTGCTGCGCGAGCACTGGGGCTACAAGGATGAACGACCGGCGGTAGAAATAGACCCAGAAGGTCCTGTAGCTGCCCCTGCAGCTGAAGAACCTGCAACCCAGCCCGAGACCAAGCCTGCTAAGGAAGCAGCCCCTAAGAAGGCTCCCCGTAAGCGTAAGGCTAAACCAAAGGCTGATGATCCGACCGCACCAAGTGCAGAGGAAGTAGCCAGACGGGAAGAAGCCGATCTCAAGCCTGAGGGTGGTGACAAATACACCCTGGCCAATGGCATTCGTAAGAAAGTCAAGGCCATGGGCGCTGAGAAGGCTGAAGAAACCGCTCGACTCAACTCGGCAGCTGACCAAAAGACCAAGAAGGAAAAGAAGAAGAAAGAGAAAGTCCAAGACGCTATTATCGACATCGCCAGCGGTATGGGCTTTGGTGATAAGGAGAATAAAGATAAACCGAAAGGTCTCTTTGGGTTGCTGGCCAGTGGTATCGGCGGCATCTTCTCCGTAGTGTCCGGGATCAGTGCTTTCTTTACCAAACGTCTGTGGGGTAGTTTCAAACTCCTCGGTACTTTTGCCTCGATTGGTATCAAAGCTTTGCCCATGATGGTAACGGGTATTGCTGCGGTGGCCAAAGGCATCATGACGTTGGTGCAAACCCGCAGTATTACCCAAGCTGGTGGAGAGGTATTAGACACTGTCTTGAACCGTGATCCAGCGGAGCGCCAAGAACGTCGTAATCGTCGTGGTCAGAAGAAGTCGTTTGGTGGTAGCCTGAAGTCTGGTGGTTTGGCCTTGGGTGTAGGTCTGGTAGCTGACCAAGCCATGAATGGCCTGATCGATTCTGGATTGGTATCGGAAGACGGGTTGGCAGCTAATGCCGCCGACGTTGTGTCTACTGCAGCCACGGTTTACGGTGGTTACCAGTTGGCGGCAGGTGTGGCTGGACTGATGGGCACAACAGTGACCGGTGCTGCTATCACCGCAGGCGGTGCACTGTGGGGCGGCGCCGTGGCAGCAGGTGGCTTCTTAGCACCGTTGCTGTTTAACCCCTTCACCCTTGGCGCTATCGCGGTTGGCTTGGCAGGTTACGGCCTGTACAAGTTCTTCCAGGCGGGCAAAGGTACCCAGCTGAAGATCCGTCTGACCCAGTACGGTGTGTCCGATGTTGAAAGTGAACTTGCAGAGAAAGTGCTGAAGGCTGAGCAACTGCTGCAAGAGTTCGTAGTAATTGGTAACGGTAGAGCGTCGATCTCCAAGAGCGCGCCTATCGAGGAAGTGTTCAAGCTCTTCATCACCGATCCAAAAGACAAGAAACAACTTGGTGATGTCTTCACGTGGTTTAACGGTCGTTTCAAGCCAGTCTTCTTGACCTACCATGCTTGCCTCGACGTTGTGAAGATGAAGACCCTCAAGCAGTATGATGAGGCTCAAGGCCAAGACGTCTACAAGGTCGCTAAACAGGCGCATGCGGCGTTGGTTACTGTCATGCCGTATCCGTACTCGATCGTAGCCAAGATCGACGCTGATACTCCGCTCATGGGTGAACGAGACACTGTGATCCGCGTCAACAACTTCATGGAGGAGTTGAAGAAGTACAGTGATCGCAAAACGGACTCCGATGAGCTGGCACCTGTTGCAACACCGAAGAGTGAGAAAGCCCTCATTGAGGAAAAGAAAACCCTTGAGAAGAAGTTGGAGGACAAGAGCAACTTCGCTTCAGGGTGGGATGGCGTTAAACAACGCAACGAAGCACACGCTCGCGTAAAACAAATCAACTCGCAGCTACAAGGCCTTAACTCGGAGTTTAAGCTGTCTCCGATGGTCAAGCAGATCTGGATCCAAGACCTGCTCCCCGATGACCGAGCCATGGATCTCCTTACGGCGATTCGTGTGGCGTGTTACGGCAACGACGAGGACATCCCTTGGCGTGTAGAAGCAGTGCTGCGTTTGGAACGGCATTGTGAATCGTTGTTCAAGTTTGATGGCCAAGAAGTTAAGTTCACTGGCCAAGTGGGCGACCTGTACGGGCTCTTCAAAGAGTCTTTCCGTTTAGACAAAAACGATAACGGTGATAACTGGTGCCGGTGGTTCCGCGACCGCTTTGCTCCAGTGATGTCCACCTACGTGCAAATGGTGGCGAACTATCGCAAGGGTAATCCAGGGTTGGTGTGGAAATCCCTCTCGACGACAGCTCGTTACGAAATTGCCAAAGCGCTGATCGAGACTAAGGTAACGATCACTAAGGCGTTTATCGTCCCAGTCTGGAACGTACGGGCGGCTCCGTTCGATGGCGCTTCATCTCCGAGCAAACCCGATAAAGTAACGCGGATGCTCAAGCTGTTGAGTGAAGCAGCTACCCAAGCCAAACTGCGTGACCCTGAAAAGGAAGCAGGGAAAACCAACACGCAAACTTGGGCCAACACTATCTCGCCTCACAAGACGGGTGGTGGATGGACACCGAACGCAGCCAACGTGCAGAAACCGCAAGACTACAAGAACCGTCGTGATGTTGCGATGGGTGGTCAGTTTGGTACCAGCACGTCGCGTGGCGCAGGCAACGGTAATATCTACGATATGTCCGGGGCTTACAACACGCCGTCCAACTCGTTTGGCTTCAAGCCTTTAACAGGCGACTCCGACACCAGTCACCTCGACATGACCGGAGTAGAACGCAACCAAGGTAAAGACACGGGGATTAAGGTACCTCGTAAACTGGCTGAGCAGTTGATCATCCGTGAGATGCTGAAACAAGGCTTCACTGATCCACGGGCAATTGCGGAGATGTTGGCCCTTACCAACTATGAGACCGGTGGCTACACTCGCACTGTCGAGAACATGAAGTACACCGATCCTCAACGGTTGATGAGGATGTTCAAGGAAGTCACCAACCTCGAACAAGCCAAGCAATTGGTAGCAGCAGGTGAAGTAGCGATTGCTAACACGGTATACGGTGGTGGTAAAGGTCAGTCCCTGGGTAACTCTAAACCAGGTGATGGCTTCCTGTACCGTGGACGTGGCCTGGTTCAGTTAACAGGCCGGGCTAACTACGCACGCATCGGGCAAGAACTCGGGATCGACCTCGAGGGCAAACCTGAGCTGGCGTCGGAAGATCCAAACGTCATGGCGGCCATTGCGGTTAACTTCTACAAGAACTCTAAGCTCTTGCGGAGTATTACTGAAGATGGCAACTTTGGTCGTGCGGCCACTGGCTTGAACGGTGGTAATGCATTGCCGGGTATGGGTGATCGTTACAGACTTTACCTGCAATACCTTGACCAGTTGCAGAAAGGTTCACTCCAGGCGAACGAAGACGGAGCTACTGCGGCGTCGCAAGACAAAGTAGGTAGCGAAGCTCCAAGTAGCAGCGGAGGGGGAAGTGTTTACGGAACACCGGGTGCCGGTTCCAGCCCAGCTGGTGGAGAAGGTGGTGCTTCTACTCCAATGATCGGTAATGGGGCTACACCTCCTCTGGGAGCGAGTCCGTCTGGTGGGATGGCCAGTGGTGGTAACTTCGGTACACCTGGTACGTCGAGTCGCACTGAAGGTGATTACAGTGGTGCGATGTCTGGTAATGGTGGTGCTGATACCCCATTGGTGAACAGTGGCGTTTCGGGGTCGAGTGGCTTACGCCTCAAGTCTCCTGAAGCAGTGGCGGGTGGGCCTGCTCATCCGGGTGTCATGGCATTGGGTAGGATGATCCAAAGCCGTGTGCAGAACTTCCGCTACTTCAGTGCTTTGAACGATGCATGGCATAAACGGAATAAGCCTAATTCGAAGCATGCCTTGGGTCTAGCAATTGACTTCACCTTGACTAATGGTGCTGCTAGCAGTGACCGCGCCCACGCTACAGTGGTAGGTATCTTGCGTTCGGCTGGTATGTCTCCTAATGAGTTCAAGGTGCTCGACGAGTATCGCAAAGCTTCTGCTAAAGCGACAGGTGGGCACATCCACGTCCACTTCATGTCTGCTCAAGCTGCTGCCAAGTTTAACGAAGCAGCAGGAGGCAGCGCAACTAACGGACAGGACACTACCGAGGGTTCGGGTGGTCCGGTACAACCTACCGCTCCACAAGCTGACCCGATCGCTACCCCACCGGTTACACCGATCGAACAAACTACTCCTCGGGGTATGGAAGACGATCTGGCGGATGGGCAACAAGCCGGTAGCGCAGGTATGCCGCCAGGGAAGACCTACACCAAGGTCCCTCTGCCGGGCAGTACGGGTGGTAACACTACGACTGATCCTGCTGGTCCTACAGCACCCAATACTCGTAAGACTATTGGACAGGCCAATGAGAACATCGACAACGTACCTTCCCAGCGTCCACCAACGCCGAAGGCTGCACCTAAAGCAGAGCCACAAGCTCCGCAACAGGCAGCAGGTCCGAGCATCGAGGAGATCATGAGCCGCTTGGAAACCGCCTTGGCTACATCGGGTGATAAACAAGCAGGTGTAATGGCCGAGGCTGTTAAACAACTCATTGAGTTGAACAAGAACTCGAAAACCCCCTCTAAAACAGTGACGGTGTAAACATCGTAGTAGGGGCCGGGAGGGGTAACACCCTCCTGGTCTTTACTCTTTTAAATAACAGGTATCCACATGGTCGCAACAGTATCTACCCGGGATAAGGACATTATCACCAAGTCCTTCCGGCTGCTCACGCGCGGTGTTTTACCGACTGACATGCTGGAACGAATGGACTGGGACCGTTACTTTAACGTTTTCAGTAGTGCCACGGGCGACAACCGTTACATCAACCCGGCACCGCAATCGAACCCTTACACCGATCCGCGTTACGGTCGGTTGATGCAAACCCGTGAAGGTGGGATGGGTGGTTTCTACAAAGAACAAATGGAAGACAACGTTACCCTGTTGACACTCACCCCGAGTGTGCCGCAGTTCTCAGGGTTACTGGCGTTTATCACCAACATGTTCTCCCCCAGCGCTGCAATCATTGCCAACAAAGGTCGTGCACCTGGATTGGCGTTCTACATGGGTCAGGCGATTACCTCGGTGGCTTTCTGGCCGATGCAGATGTTGTCTGCCGGTTTGCAGTTCATTAACTTCTTGATCGACTCCCCCAAGAACAACTTCTATACCCTTAAGCCAGCGGTGGGTGCTTACACCATGGCCTCCACGGGGGTACTGAACGACTTGATGGTAAAGCTGGGCTATATCGACCCGATTCTGCCTAAGCGCGATCAACAGCAACAAGACCCACTCCACGGCCTCAAGCCTGACTACGACAACTCCAAAGCTATTTCTGATCTGCGCATGTTGATCCCCGACGCCGTGAACGACGACGGTACGATCGACTTGATGCGTCTGGTCATGAAGGGTACCCGGAAACACAGGGTGATGCTCCGTGAGTTAGCGAAGATGGATAACGAGGCACTGTCGACCCCCGGTGAGAAAGCGCAACGGGCGAAACAGATCATGGAGGAAGTAGAGTTCGATGAAGTGACCATGGCAGGTTTCCCTAGTCAATATTTCGTCGAGCAAGAAATGCAAACAGTCGGTAAGTATCGTGGTGACACCGAAGGACAGTACGTCGAACAAGACAGTGCTTACTTCAACCAAGATGCATACCAGAACATGTTCAACGCCGATGCGGCTATCGGTAACGTAGGCTCAGCTACCTCGGGAGAAGGAGAATCTGCACGTAGCTTCAGCAGCATCATTCAAGAAGCTGCTACCGGAGGCTCTTTCGGTGCAACCCCCAACCCCAACCAAAACGCCGGTAGGCCCACCCCTGCTACCAGCGCCAACCCTAATGTTGCCGGTGGACGACAAATCAATTACGAGGATAACCCTGACGACCGTAGCTGGGCGGGCGATATCTTTGACTTGCTGCGCTCTGCGGCGTATGGTGGTTTGGATGGTATTACTTGGCGAGTAGATGGGGCTAGCGGTCCTACTACTGACTCGTTCAGTAACAGCCACACCCAATCACCTATGGCAAGTAAGTTCAACTCGGTAGTTAAAGCAGCCAACGACTTCCGCTTTGACATCGCGGGTGGTGCTACTGGTATCGACATCATTGACGGTGTGGTCAACACCATCAAAGAAGGTGCAATTGGTGCTCTGTCTGGTACCGTGATTGGTAACATCCCGCTGGCCTTGGTGAACAACTCGTACATCAAGATCGCAGACCACTGGGACGGTTCTACTACCAGTCTGCACAAAGAAAGCTACAGCATGTTCTTCACCTGCAACTACGCTCACCCGTACGAGCAGATCATGAAGATCTGGATTCCGTTTGCCCTGTTCTTGCCGATGGTTGCTCCGTTCTCGGCAGGTGGTGCGAGCTACACGTCTCCATTCATGTGCCGTGCTTTCTGCCAAGGTCGACAGTTCATCCGCACGGGTATGATTGACAACTGTACTTTCACCTTCGGTATGGGTGAACGTGGTTGGACTCGTGACCGTAAGCCACTGAACTTGAAGATCGATTTCAACGTGTACGACCTGGACCCAGTGGTATCGGTTCCTATCGACCGTTCGATCTCTTTGTTGGAGCTGCCTAACCTCAACGCTGTAGCGGGTCGGGTATTCAACGACGATACCGCGTACAACAACTACCTGTCGCGCATCACCGGTGTAACCTACCTGGACACCGTAATGAAGTATGCTCGTCTGAACCGTCAACTGACTGGTTTGGCACTGGACTTGAAAACCAGTATTCGAGCAGACAACATTGCGTCTAAAGTCTCGGACAGTATTATCACCGACTTTGCTAAGATCTTCACCAAACCTCTGGCACGATAAAAAATAGAGGTATATACCCCCTAGGCCCATTGGGCCTAGGGGGTATAGTGTCAACTAGGGAATTGAGCAGCGCCTTTGAATTGACGTCTGAGCACCGAGGTAGCACTCTCTTCGTTAAACATACCCGCAGTACACAACAACGGGATGATAGGCGGGTAGCCTTGCAGCAGCGTTACCATGTCTTTACTGGCCCGGGTCATGATTGCCAAGTTCAAGACATCCCCAAACTCAGTATGCTTCAACCACCAGTCATCACCACGGATACGTTCCAAGACATCCAGCAACATCTCCAGCAATGCTGGGTAGTCTTCTGGGAACACATCATCGTCGAACTTGAAGTTGCTGAACAAGTTCTCGATGAAGTTAGGGAACTTAGAAGCGATGATCTTGCGGTTAGCCTGGAGACCTGCATCGTCTTCGTCCAGAATATCCAACACCACTTGAACACTCTTGATGTCCCCGTTGGTGATCATGTTCTGTAATGCTTCTAAGGTTGCATCCCGACGAATGGACTCAAACCCTATCGGATAACCGTAGTAGATTTTCCGATAGCTGTCACTCATGCCGTTGAGTGCGGCATTGTTGTAGATCGAGTTGTACATCGCCGACTGAACACTGCGGTCAATGAACTCATCGAAACCAAAGAACTTGGTCAACTGCTTCATGGTCTCAGCAGCAATCGAACCACCGGCTTTATTCTTCAACCGGAAGTCTTTACCGTCACTGCTGATAATACCACCGATGTTCAAACCGGTGATACGTTGGAACTCTTTACTGATATCCTGTGCTAGCTTACGGTGCGCACCAGAAGCACTGGACACGGGATAACCCATGGCCCGAGAGACTGTGGACAGAATAGCGTTCTCATCGAACATCACGCCGTCACGACCAATCTTGATAGCCTTGGTCAAGTCCTTGGTGTTCAGCGTACCGCCAGACATAGCACCGATAATACCGTCCAATGCGTCAACAACAGTATCACGGTACGCAGTAACCTGGCCCTTCAGACCAGTGTCACGAGAAGTCTTGAGGGCAATACCCTCTTTCATTTTCTTCGACGTAATGTCAACCGGAGTCAGGCTATTGTCCTTGACACCCTGGATGGCAGTGTTGGTGTTCTTACGGAAAGACTGAACGTCCGGGGCTAAGTTTAACCCTTCGAATGGATTCATGACTTTTCACCCAAAAAAGAAAAAACAAAAAAGAAAAGGTAGGGGCGAACCCCTACCATTCAATTATTCCTCGTCACCATTCTCAGCGGCATCTTTTTCCTGTTGTTTCAGGATTTGATCTTTGCGAGATTTGGAAACAAGTTTGATCGTATCACTCACCCTTACGATGTTCCCGTTTACATCCTTAAGGGTGAGTTGAACCTCGCACTCTTCAAACTGCAGGATAGAAACCCCCTCGATCAATTTGTTGAACGACAGAGTGGGTTTTTGGAAGTAGGTATCCCGGATATTACCAGCGCGAGTTTGTCTTTCTGTTTTGGCTTTTTCTTCGTCTTCTGTAGTGACAATCCATTCCAGGTATTCCCGCAGGTATTTAGTCCAACCGAAATACCCAATACCCAGTTCCTTGATCAACTTGCGGAACAACCGAGCAGGTGTATCTTGCAGCTGGTCATCTGGAATGAACTTCTTTTCTGAGACGCGTTCTAAACTGTCATGCCGTGGATTGGCTTTCTTACGGGTTCTGTTGGACTTCTCCATTGAGCCTCCGTAACTGAGTGTGAATGGCAAGCCGGACCAGTGTGATAAAATCATCGAGCACCAGTCGGAAATACCGTGAACTGAAGAAGTCTAATAGACTGGGTTTGAGTTCTTTACGTTGATATTCAAATTTATAACGTTCTCCGTATTCATCGTCTTTTGGATTGTCCTCGCAGTACAGATCGAGGATCAGCATAAACTGACCGAGCAATTCATCTGTACTTTCGGGGTTGCTGTACCAATCCAAGAAACCAGTTTCGTGGTCTACAGCGTAGAGTTCTTTGAAGTATTCGTCATACCGCGGGATGCCCCCGGTCAGTATCATGCGCAACAGCGCTGTAGCTTCCTGTGACGTCTTTGTGTAAGCGCTGATGCCAACGTTAGGGTACCAACTGAAATCGTCGTATAAACGAATATCCAGGCCTTTCAGGCAATCGTATAGGCAATGTATGCTATCGGTCAAGGTCACCTTCGGGTGATTGAACCGTTTTCGTACGCCCTCGATCTCTGCCAACACTTTGTTGTAATGATCTCGCTGGATCTCCTCGCCAATAATTGGCCAGTTTCGGAAGAGATCAAACTTCCAGTTTTTCCAATTCATTAAAGAATCCCCCAGATACTGTCTTAGTAATATAGGTTTAAAAAATTATGACGACGCCAGCAGATGAATCTGTAGAGACCGAGGACAGTTCCGACT